ATTAATGGCTTTTCAAATAAAAGAAAATGCAGGTTATTCATTTAAATTATTTAAAAATAAATACACTAGAGTATCAACTATTGATGAAGAGTCTTATTTAGAATCAAACTTTGATTCATTAAATAACCAAGAATTATTCTAAAAAATGTAATTTTTTATATAACTCCATTTCTTTTCTTACTTGAGTTAACGGCGTGTTTTTTTTCCAGTATTGTATTTTTTTTTACCTTTACCAGCTTTTTTATAAGCAATGGCGATAGCTTGTTTTTGCGGTTTACCAGCTTTCATCTCTGTTGAGATGTTTTCGCTGATTGTTTTTTTAGATGTTCCTTCTTTTAATGGCATTTTATACCCCCTTATTTCTTTCTAATTTTTTCAATAGTTCTAAATGCGCCCAAACCAAGAATACCAAATAATACAGTATATAATTCATCCATATTTATTGAATTTAATTTGAGGCCAAAATCTATCAGAATAGGTACTAACAAATATTCATAGAAAAGCGCGACAGCACATATCCAGCCTATAGCTGGTCTCCATCCAGCAACAAATATATTATGACTTTTAGATTCAGTTTCATTTAAAGATATTTGTTTTGTATCTATTAAAGTACGTAAACGTTCTTTTGCAACCTCTTTTGATAATCTCTCATCATCAGACGTGAAAATCTTATCTACAGCATTACCTATTTCTTTCACCAAGCCACCTATTTCTATTATACTCATCTTATCTCCTTATGAACATTCTCAAAATCATTTTAAAAATATCATTTGTCATTTTTATTGTTTACAAAATAAGAGAAACAATAAGACAAAAAAAATAAAGCAACAAATATCCAAGATATTATAATTAACCATTTTTGAATATGAAATATTTCAGATATAAAAAGCGTAAATAAAGCAGTTAAGCTTATTATAAATCCATATTTTGTACAAAAATTTAATATTTTAGTTTTCATTTTCAGTTCCTTTTTATTTATATATATTTTAGTCTCTTTCATATATCCTCCTTATTAAAGTTTAAACCATTTCAAGAGATATTTCTGCATTATTTGGTAATTCAATATGCCCATAATCTCTCATAACCCAATCTGCCCCACAAATTATAGGAAGACCCATCAAAACAGCTTCTTTTTTAAATTCATTAACAATTACCAAATATTTAGGTATATCCGTAAAATCAATTGGATATGGAGAAAAATCAACAGCACGTGATGGTGTTTTATTATGATTACTTCGTCCTCCTTTTAATTTAGAATTACCAGCCTCATAAGCCTCATTCTGTGCTTCATCTGACCTCCACCCTTGTATGATAGTAAAATCAACAGGGCATTTACGTATTGTTCTTAAACATAATTCTTGTAAAAATGGGTGAACCATATGTTTAAGAACACCATTTCCATATAAATTGCCATATGACCTAGTGCCAAATAAAAAACTCATTTATTAATTTCTCTTTTATTAATTAAGCAAAAACCCACGTACCCTTTCTATCATAAACAACCCATTGGTTCCCTGATCCTCCACGATTCCCCATAAATTTCACGCTCAAATTATCTCCTACATTAGACGAGGATATATATGTTTTTGGCGCACCATCTACTATCAATACATCTGATGGAGTTACTTCCATCTTAAATGTCTGGCCTGCCTCAACCATCATATGATATTCTGTGCCCAAATGATCTTTTTCATTAACTGATGTACTATTTGGTAATCTAACTGTAGAAAAAGTTAATGCACCATAATTTGAAAGCATACTAAATCCTTCAGTAACAAGTAAATTATATGTAGTAATAGACGTATGAATTATTATATTTTTAGAATTTGTTAATTTCGTCCATCTTTCTAAAAGTAACGGAGCAGGAGGATTGGCAAAATAAACTGTTGATGCAGGATCAATATTAAAAGTAAAGTTAGCTATATCTTTTATTGATAAGACGGCCACGCCTCCTGAAGCAACTGTCAATCTACCATTACCAGTATTTGTATTAAGAAATAGCACACCTCCACTGGCTACATTAATAGCATTATGAGACGCTGGAGTATTAACATTTAAAGTTTTAATGTCTGCAATTAAGTCACCTTCCGTAACATTTAAGCCTCCATCTCCAATTACATTTTCAGCCGTTACTACTGCTGTTGTCCCAGTTTGTGATTTTGTAATAGCATAATCACCAGTAACGGAGACATCATTCAAATAAGTTTCTGAATTTCCTTGCACATTTACTACAGCGTTACATTGCCCATCTACTTCTAATGTAAAGTCGTTATCTGCCTTATTAGTTACAACGCCATTACCCTTTTGTAATATTTTGAGATAACCTTTTGCAGCTTGGTCAAGATAAATGGCGCCATCTCCAGTATGCTGTAAAATAGTAAAAGAAGCGTCAGCATTAATTGGAGTTAAAGTTGCATAAGCAACAGAACCATAAATCTCCACGATTGTCCCAAAAATTGGACTTCTTGCAGAAAGACCGCCGCCAGCCGGATCATTATTTATTAATTTAACACCTTCTAAATAAACTGAACCTGTAGCACCAGCATTAGTACCAACTACAGATACCCCAGCATTATTGGTTTTTAATGTTGCATTTTCACCAACAAAACTTATAAAACGAGGAGCTAAAAAAGTATTTGTAATATTTACTACTATCGATGCCCCAGCATCAATCGTTGCCGAACCCAAATCCCATGTTGTATAGGCGTTATTGCCATCGATAGTAAATGAATGAGAATATGTTGCGCCATCAACAAACTTAACTTTATATTGGTTTGTAGCGTTTTTTGTTCCATCCGCACCTATAATTGCCTGTGCTCTAGCTGGCGTTAATAATCTATCTTCATAACTTCGCCCGCTATTAGAGTCCATTCCTCCTTTGCCAACATAAAGTGTTTTAATTTGTTCAGGCAGCCAATATGTATTTACAGTAGAACCTTCATTTTTAGTAAATGTATAAGTAGTTGTATCAAAATCAACAACTCGGTATGAGCCTTTTGTAGTAAGATTTAAAAGAACATCTCCTACTTTTTCTTTTACATCAATATATATATTCCCTTCGTAATTTTCTTTGCCAAACATATAATCTGCGGTAATACTAATAGTATTATTAGCTCCAGTCCCTTGGAAAAGTGGATATGTTACTACACTATTTTCTATATTTTTAGCCACTATATTTAATGAAGCTGCGGAGCCATTAAGTATTAATAAAGTCCATAGAGATAATGAAGCATTTTTAATACTTTTGAATTTAGCAAAAAAATCACCACTGGCACTATTGACATAAATAGCCGTATTACCCCCTGCATCTAAAATAACATTTGGAGCATCAATATATACATATTGATTAGTGAGGGTTAGCGGTGTGGTAATAGTCATAGCCTCTTCGCAAAATACAACCATTCTATTCCCTGCCGTCGCTACAGCATTGGCGGCTGTTATTGCATTTGTGAAGGTTAATTTTTTACTATTAACATTTCGACCATCATTAGAGTCATTACCTTCACTACCAACTCTAATAATATTATCTTCAGGGGAATTAACCCAATGTACTGTTGCGGCAGGATCAATATCAAACGTTACATTATCTTTATTTTTAATATTAATATATGCTGTAGCCCCACTCTCTACGACAACCTTTCCATTACCATATTCCAAATTTATATATGCCGTTGCCCCAGTAGCAACTCTAAATATTTCTCTTGTTGATGCAGAAATAAAAATACCAGTATATATTATTGTCCCGTTATTAATTACAACACCATTACAAGTACCAGATGCGACCATCCTATCTATATTAACTGTGGCTATTATTGACCCAGAAAATTTATTTAAACAATATTCTGATGCAGCTGTATATGATATCGTGACTGATCTTAATCTAACGATACTATTATGTATAATAATAGATGTATCAGTATCATTTATATCAATATATTTACCGTCGACATGTATATACTCCGCATTAATAGTAAACGCATCGAAATCTCCAGCATCAATACAACTACAAACATATTGATTGTTTGGAGTTGGGGTTAATGCTAAGGCAGCATTAACAGCTGATTGAATAGTTAACTTAGGGGAATTCATGTCTTTACCCGTGAAAGTATCATTGCCAGCTGAGGCAAAATATATCATATTATCTTGCTCTAACATTTCACCAGCAGGCCCTCCTCCTGGAGTGGAAGAAATAAGTCCACCTAATAATAAAGTTCCTGGCGTAAAAATCGCCGAAGTTAAATTTGTGTCCCCTTCTTCAATGGTTATTGCCCCAAGATAGCAAAATCTACCTGCTGTAAAAGATGCTAAAGTTATTTGTTTTACTGATAAATCAGCCAATGCCAAAGCAGATGTGCCATAACCCTCTCCAGAATTAGCAAATTGATCATAATATACAAATACTTGACCGCTAATTGCTCTATAAAATCTTATATTTTGCCATCTGCCAGGAAGCATAGTATCTGTAGCATTTGTAGTCGTATTGCTAAAAGTATCAGGATCTAATAAATAAGCTGGCGTTATGGTTACGCCGCTTGGATCGCCACTATCTTTATAAGCATATAAAAAAGTGGATGATACCGATGATATAAATTGCGGTAATTGAATTATACTCGGGTTCAAATAATCAACCACAGGAGGAGTTGGCGGTGTTGAAGAAGGAGAGTTAACATAAGGCGCTTGAAATTTTTGAGTTAAAACTTTAATAGTTAAATCAGTAGGACTATTTATTGTAAGAGAATTAATGGTCAAATTCTGTAATCCAAATTCGGCTAAATATAAAAAAATTGTCTGAATATTAGTATATACATTATGGCCAAATCCAATAGTAAGGTTAGTTATCGTCGTATAATCATTATGATCCACGTTCCCTATATAAACATAATTTGCAATTAAATCATGTTCATAAAAATCTAATGTTTGCCTTTCTTGTACGTCCTTATATTTATTTATCCAAACATAAGTAGTAGTCGTAGTTGCTATATTCGCAGGCGTTCTAGAAGGTATATTTGTTAAAGATACTATTTCAAGAGCTCCAGTTTCTTGATTCCTAAAAATAATCTCACCATCACTTATTTCGTATTTTGTGTTATCTCCTAAATCAAAACATAAACAAAGCCCAGATTTTCTTGATGTTGGTGTCATTCCTAAACCACCAATAACAGCTGATTCATTTACAGAGCCTACAATTGTTTTATTTATTGTTGTAAATGATGTATTTGATGAATCACCCAATTCTATTGGTGTGACAACATCTGTGTCTACAAAACCACCATCAACACTTAATTTACTAGAATGTTCCCATTCACCAGAAATAATAAGGTCTTCAGATTCAATAATTGTTTGATCTTTTCTAATTTTGCTCATTTATTCACCTACTTCAAATATTTTACAACAAATTCATCGGTTGTTAATAGACTAAGCCCGTCTGGATCTAGCCATGTAAAAGTTGTCCCAGTTTGGGTAAAATCTACTCCTCTTATAGCATTCCAGTGCCCATTAAGATATACATCTATTGAACTATCAGAGGCTGGTGCCATTGATAAAACAAAAGCCGTTTGCCCAAGAGTTGGAGTAAATACATCAGTTTGAAAATCTAATCCAGACAATATTTCTGTATCAACATATGTTTTGACAGCCTTTTCTGTCGGCACCGCTAAATCAGAATCACCAGCTAATGTTCCATCTGTAGAAAACTCATTAACTTGATTTATCAAATCAACAGAATTAAAAGCCACATCTGCTGTTGTTGATAAATCTTGATCGACAGTACAATCCGCCTGAACTAACATATCTGTTGTGCCAGCTGTAAGCTGGAACTGATTTGCCGCTGGTTCAGTCAATACAACTGTAGTTTCATTTAATCCATTAACTGTCACGTTTGTGGTTTGGATAGCATTAGCTAAAGTAGGACTAAATTTTAAATCTATTCCCAAAACTTTAGCTGATATCAATTGCCCTGTTACTTTATTAGCTACTGTCCCAGTTGTATCTGTTTCAAATTGCATAGAATCAGATACTGCCCCTGCCAACACTAAATCATTAATTTTTACATTTGCCATTTATAATCTCCTATATTAATAATCTGAATTAGCCGTAATTCTTGTATCACCAATTGCAGTTATTCTGTCATCACCAGTAGCCGTTATCCTAAATAAATTAGAATATACATGATGAAACATATTTATTAATTTATAAAAATTATAGGCTTTTTTCGTATATTTTTTACTTTTCATACTATTACCATTTTGATAATTGTTGAGGAGTTGTAATCCAAAACATATTTACGACAGTTGTTGTTTCAAGTGAACCATCTATTGTTGCACTTGTTAAAATTTTATCACATACTATCGGAAGCGCTTCTCCAGCTTCAGTTTCTATAACACTTGTCTCATCAAGTAAGCTATTATAAAAAACAATAGTTCCAGGTTGTAATGATTTTATCCAAGTTGCCATTTCTCCAAATGGAGTTCCTATAACAACACGCCTACTTTTAACGAAATAAACACCAACTTCATTATTACATGTCGTCGGATTAAATTTGAATGCCCCCATAATTATATCTCCTTAATCTAATCTATAATCTCTGTAACCATTTGCTGTCATCGACAAATAAAGATCTCTAAAATTCGGTGAATTAAGCTTTAAATGACCATAGACAGTTCCAGAAGTTGTAGTAAGTAAATGACCTTGATAATATGATCGAAATACATTAGTACCATCAAACTTTGAAGTAGAACCACAAACAGCAGCTGGCGGACTTCCATAAAAAGTAGGTGATAAAGCTGTAAAGTTAATAACATGCGGATAATCATCAGAAGATCCATACACATTACAAATTGCCTCTACAGATATACCAGTAGGGACATCAAGAGTTAAATTCCCAGATAAACTATTATCTGTATCACTAATTGAATCACCTTTAAAATCATGATAATATGTTACTGTTTCATATCTTTGACCATAACTTCTTATAACAATACTTGTTGTTTCTGTTCTGAAAGAAAATATACGTCTATAATATAAATATCCTTTTGCTTGCACAGCTGCATCTGCTAAAAGATTTGTTGCGTTAATATCTGTATCAAATCCAGCATCAACGCCACCATGTGGTACCATTATAATAAATAAATGATACCAAGTATCTTGTGTAAGAGACACCCCAGAAGCCAAACCACCATTCCCAGTACCATCAGCCCACGTAGAATCTATATATTTTGTAATTGCTGGTACTTTAAATAGATCATGATTTAATTTATCAGTACAAGCCCCAGCAGAAATATCTATATGATCTATATGTCTTGTTGTATATAACCCAGAAATATAATTATCATAAGGCAACAAAATTGATCGTGCTTCATTATGAGCTTTATCATAAGTTTGAAATTCGTAATCTAATACTTTATCACCAATATTTACCTGAAAGTTTGTTATATCTACTTGAGTTGTAACATCTAAAGGCAATCGTATTATTAATCCCAAATAATCATCACTATTTGTACCTAAGGTTTTACCACCTATAGAAGGCAACGTTGTTGTTGAACTAATTTTGCCCCATGAAGCATTTACATTGTGAGCCGCAATTGCTCCTTCAACATCAGCACTAGGAGTTCCTCCTGTACCAAAATGTTGTCTATATCTAAATTCAATTAATTGTGCAGGATTTGTCCCCTGCTGTTCTATTGATATAGTTATTTGTTGATCTTGAAAAACATTTACATCTTTAATCTTAATATAAATATCTTTATATGTTTCTCCTGTTGGAACATTTGTACAATTATATCTTAAATAATATGTAGGACTAAAAGGAGGAGCCGTAACACCTAATGGAAAAGTTAAAAATCGTAATGTATCTGTTGCAGTTAAATTACTTTTATCAAAATACCAATAGGCCGCTATTTCTAACTCAGAAGCTAATAATGAATCAAATATTAATTTATTAAAAAATCTAAACTGTCCATTAATAACAAAGTTAGTATAGTCAATCTCAGTGAGACCGCCGCCACCACCACCGCCACCAGCTGGCGAATAATTATCAACATCCCATATTAATTGAGTGTCAGTAGAATCATAAAGTGTTATATAATACGGTTCATCATCATTAAAATAGATAAGCCCAACACTTCCAACAGCATCTAATGTTATTGGGTCTGTGTATGGCACAATTCCATTTTCATCATGATAAACAGTTTTATTTTGATCTTTTGCTACAGATCTATAAAAATGTAATTTACCACCAGCATTTAAAATACCAAATTGATTGGTAAATGCCCATCTCGGTATTGTTCCTAATTCAAAAGCCATTTTATCACCATAATACTATAATCGTTCAGTAGCCGCCCTAATTGCTGGGATTTTAAATAAATCTCCAAGTTTTCCACTAATCATTCCTTTTAAATATAATTCTCTGAGTTGAGGGTTCGACATTAAATATTCCCCAACCTCAGCGGCCAAAGGAGGGCCGCCTAATGCAACCAATGCCGCGATTGGGCTATGCGCTCCTAGTAATCCACCAGCAGCCCCGAATCTTGCAAATGTCTCAAGCTTTTCTCTTGGTTCTCTAAATATCCCTGGTACTCTTTTATTTAAATTATGTAATTTATCTAATTGTTGATAATCATTTGGATATAATAATTTCCTTTGTTTTTTACCAAGTTTCCCATATCTGTTTATTAATTCTTGAGGGTCATCTTCTGTCCCTTTCAAATATTCATATCCCATCATATCCCTTGTTTCTTGATCTGGTGCCATTTTTAAATATTGTTTAAGCAGTTTAGTCTCATCAGCCTTAGAAGCCTTAATATGTTTTGACGCTATTTTCTCAGGTGTTCCTTTGCCCTTCAAATAATAATCAAAAAAAGGAGTATTTTGTTTTTCTCCTTCAAGACGCTCAAACGGAATAACTTCTTCTCTATGAAACCTATCAGCATCTGTCCATTTTTCTTTCAAAACAGAATCTTGCCCAGCAGAATCTTTAACGCTTTCCCTTAATCCTTCCTTTATATCATGTAAAGTTTTTCTAAGTGGATTGCCAGGCTCTATTTTCCCAATCATTTCATTAATATCTTTTTTTAATAGATCGGCATCACCAAAATCGTTTATCCTAACTAATTTGAAATCCTTTAAAATATTTTGCATGTCCTCTTTTTCTTTTCCTATCACCCTTGTTTCTTTATACTGCTCTAGACTTTTATTAAGTTTTCCCATTTCATCATTAATAACATTTTCATAAGCATCTCTTTTAAATTTAAAATCATCAGGAATAAAATTATTAAGATCTTTGTACTTTTCAGAACCCAACAAATCAATTGCCTTGTAATGCTCTTTTTTCCTATTATATATATCTTCTGCCACAGTCTCTGCAGTAGTATTTCTTTTTAGTTTATTTAAAATATCAATCGATTGTTTTTTAACAAACGGAGATATTGCCTTTTTAAAAGGGTCTATCCCAAATTCAGAAACAACTTTACCAACAATTGGTGCTGCCGTACCAATACCAGCACCAACACCAGTTCCTACAATACCTCTTTTCATCATTTCTTCAGGAGACTCACCAGCTCCGTACAACGCCCCAAGCCCAAGTCCTGTTAATGCTCCAGCCGCTGGCTTTGCAAATTTGCCTAACGATGCGAGTCTAGCCTCAGGTGCCAAATATAGTAAAGGATCTGTAAGCCTTCCTGCTTCTGCTACGAGAGGATATGGTGCTTTCCCTATTATATCAGGCTTTTTTATTCCAGGAATTGGAGCATATTCTGCAGGAACACCAAGTTTTTGCATAATTGACGGTACCATTTTTGCCCCACCAATCAATAAATCAGCAATATCTTGTGAAGTTCCATACCCTAAACTAGCTAAAGTTTTAACAGGGATACTTTGTTCAATTTTTTTCATTAATGAAGGTCGTCTTTCTATAGGTTTCTCGCCATAAAGAGCAGCCAAATCACGTTCTTGTCTTCGTTCAGCACCAATTACTTCTTCTTCATCTTTGTAAAGATCTTCAAGTCTAATCTTAGGCATATTATTTGCCTCCGCTTTTGGTTTTCTTACTTTCTGCAGCAAATAATCTATTAAGAACATCAGTAAATGGCTTATGATTTTTATCTGCAAATTCTATTACATCTTGTAATGTATATCCTGTTCCTTTTAATTGTTCAGCAAATTCCATTGTTTTTGGATGTTGCTTTATTAATTTAGACGGCTTTTTTACAAGATCACGCCTAACCATAATTTCTTGCTCTAAAGTATTTATAAGTGTATCAAATGCTACCATGGCCATTTCTGGAGAATTTTTCCATGTTGCAGGATTTGATACTGCCCTTATTAATTTTTGTTGTCCTTCTGTTATCGATGTCCCATAATATTGTGTTATTTGAGGGACTAATGTTGAAGTCGCTATTTCTGAAAATTTCGTATAATCTCTAAGTTCTGGCGAAAGTTTACCAGTGCGTTGAGCCTCAAGAACATCCCTGGCATATCTTGACTTTCCTCCCACCCCAGAATAATAAGCCATTGAAGCCTTATACGGAGTCATTAAATCAATAGATTTTTCAAGAACACTTCCGAATGATAATTTTTTTAAATTATCGCCTAGACCAGCTTGTTTACTTAAATATAATGTATAAAGTGAACTGTCTGCTGATCCAAAAGGAGCTTCCGCCGCTTTGTTTATATCCTCAGGAGTACTATCAACTAGTTTTTCTTCTGTTGTTCGAGCACCTAATGGAACTCCTGTTTGTGCAGGCATTGTCACGCCTGTTGGTGTTGCTATGGCTTCAGCTTTTGGCATGCTGCCAATAGGTCGCGCAGGCATCTCCAATGGATCACCAGTAGGCGAAAGCCCCGCCTTTATACGTTGTTGTTCTAGCATTGCTTTACCAATTACTGTTAAAGCTCTGGCAGGAAGCGATTTTTTTAAAGCTTCCCTATATCCTATTTGTCCTCTTAAGTTTTGTAGACTCAAATCTAAATCAGATTTAGCCTGTTTGTATTTTCCAGATTCTTTCCCGTATCTATTACCTATTGACTCTACATATTGTCTTTGTCTCGCTATCGCTGGAAGTCCAGCCAAACTTAATTCTGGGTGTTCAATCTCACGTGTTATTTTTTTTGTCTGCATCTCACGCAGTCCCATTAATGCCTCATCAGCCCTAAGTTTTTGCTGTCTTGCCTGTTGTTCCTGTATATTCCTTCCAATCATTTGAAAAACATTTTCACCTTGCATATAAGGAAGGACTGCACCTAATATTGGATGTATTGGCATAATATTACTCTATTTAATATTGATAACTTAATCCAGTTCCTTGGAGTAAACCTGGGGAACCAGCCGCTCCCATAAGTGAACTTCCATAACCACCAGCGCCGCCCATTCCTGCACCAGGTACACCAGTCATACCAGACATTCCAGCAGCCTTCATTGCCATCTCTGCTATATCTTTTGGAATCCCGTATAATGCCTGTGCGCCCATACCTTTAACAGCTCCTTGTTGTGCAAGTAAATCAGCTATGTTTGTCACACCAGCACCAGCCAATTGTCCGTATGTTCCAGCCGCTTGCTGTCCTGCCCCTGCTATTTGCCCTAAACCCCCAGTATATCCACCATAAATACCCATCATATCTTTAAGCCATTGTTCTTGATCTGCGGCAGATAATTGTTGACCATATTTAAGCATATTCCTTAGAAGCTCTCCGCTTCCAGTCATTCCAGAGGCAGCCGCTCCTTGTTCCATTGCTCGCAAGCCCTCTTCTCTCGCTAACTGTGCTTGAGGAGATTCTTCATATCCTGTCATCATCCTTGAATAAAATGCTTGAGGATCCCCCATCGCCTGTATAGCGGGTAAATACTCACCTACAGCTTCACGCCCAGCACCTAAATACGGGGCATATTCACCCTTTAACATATCTAGGTATCTGCGCTCTTCTTCTGTAGCAGCTTCCATCCCTCGCCCAGTTTCTCTGGCCATAGCGGTTTGGCCACCAGTTAATATATCACCAATAAAATCATACCAAGCCATTTTTTACCTCACGCGTTATCTATTTTTAATTTCTCCAAAGTTTGATCAACATATAACGGAGTTATAAAATTTGAAAACTCTGGTTTTATAAAATATAAATTAAATGAAAACGGATTAACCGCATCACAAACAATCATTTTTACATAAACATCATTATTTTGATTATCTATTGCCTCAACTGGACAATCAAACCCAGCAGAGATCAATTCTGCTTTATTTGAATTTGGTGAAACAAAAATAACACTAGATTCTGTGATAACATCCTCTGTACTATCTTTGTTGACATCAAATCCAACATGAAACTTTAACTTAATTGCTTTAGTCCCTGTATTCATAATTAAAGCACTAAAACTAATTACTTTATTTGTAAACTTATTTAATTTATCACCTATTGTTTGATAAATTTCATATTCATTTGCCGTTACTGCTGTAATATTAAAATTAACGTATCTCTCCGATCCAGTTCTTGAATTATTAATTGTAGAGGTATAATAAGTAGGTGTTACAGTAGAAGTCATCCCTCCAACATCAACATCCCATTCTTCTACAAATTCTCCGTTCCCAACTGTCGGCGTATTTCCTTTTGTTCTAGACCAGTTAAAATCTGGGTTTAAAACAAGATGATCATTTGGCAATAAATTATTATTATCAATAGAATCATATACTTGATTAAACCATGTCTGCCAATCAACATTCGTTAAGTCTTCTTCATTGATTACTTTATTAAAAACAGGTGCTTGTGATAATGATATATGCCCCATCAAGCCCCCGCCGTTGTATAATCAATATAAGCATCTAAAATTATTAATTTTGTTTTTGCAAAACATTCAAGTTTAATTACCAAATCATTAAATATTCCAAGCCTACTCCAGTATGTTTTATATTTTCTTTCTCCAATTTTCCCCAAAAATGCTGTGATTCTAGTACCAAACGTCACCCCGCCATCTTCCGAAAGACTAATATAAACTTCTGGATTTTCATAAATCCCGTTAGCTTCGCCAACACCTTGCAAAAAATTTATACCTATCTCATCAACAATAATTCTTTTTGTTAATTTATCTTTTAATCTGATCCCAGTTCTTTCTCTTCTAAACATAGTTCCATCGTGTGAATTAAAATCACTCGAAATCTCATATAAATTACCTTCATCATATAAAAGCATGTAATGCTTTCCTAAAAAATAACTATGTGTCTGTCCCTTAAATCTATTTTCTCCCTCATATTCTCTTTCAAACCAATAACCTGTTGTTATGTCATAAACCCAACTATGATTTGCTGTAGTAAAGCTTAATTCATAAAATATGTGTCCATCAGATTTGTATATATACCCAACAGCATCAGACACATTGCCATAAGATTGTATTGCAATATCAACATTTGGTGTACTTACAACAATTGGTATTGTTCCATCTGTCATAACAACCGAACCAACACCATTCTCATTCCCTGAAAGCCAAATAAGTCTATTTTCACCAGTTGCAATACTACCTGAAGCCGCGCAACCGTATGGTAAAATTAAATTTTCTTGTCTTCTAAAAGGAAAATCTGCCCCGCCAGCGTTATACCAAACCTCGCTTGATATTTCCCCAATAACAAATAATTGTCTATGTACTGTTCCTAATCCTATAACATTGTCAGGTTGTGCTGTTAATGAAGCAAACCTAGAGGCATCCCACGAATTACCATCATTTAACCCAGAAATGTAAAATTGATTTGTCCCACCATCATTTACAATAAAATATCCGTCTATATAAACAACAAATTCTGGGTTTGCTGGAAATCCAGCAGTTACAATTTGTGCGAATGATGGAGCTCCTTCATCAAATAAATAACCATTTGACCCATCAACAAATATAACTTGATCATTATTATTTGCCGCTATATAAACATTCCCAATCAATGTCCCTATCGTTCCTATATTGTTAGGTGATAACAAAGAATCAAAAGAATAAACTTTATCACCAATAACACCATATAAGGTATTGCTATTAAATTTTGTAAATAACTTTCTACCAACTAATATATCAGATAATTGTACTTTTTTCTCATACCCAACCATATCAATTAAAACAGGTAATAACGAATTTCTATCACCATGGACATACATGTTAACTGTTCGTTGAGAATCAACCAAAGGATAAGAATACTCATTACTAAACCCTATTAAATTTAATGGTTCTGTAGTCAACTTATTACTCCTATTTTTTCATCAGTCATCACAGACTGAATGCCAAAAACAGGATTTTGATCTATTGCTAAAGCAAAATCAGAATTACCTTTTATCTCATTTAACATTACAGAATATTCTTTCTCTTGCATATCAGACCAATTATCAGATTTGTATATATTCTTCAACTCCCTAGCTAACGCATATCTCAAAAATCTATGATAATATCCTGGTATTTCAGATAAATGATCTTGTAACTTAACATCAGATAAATAAAATTTTCCTCTTAATTTACATATGTAATCATAGTCGGGCAGAGGAAAAAATATCAATGTTGATTTATCTACATCTTTTTGAAATATTACTTTATTCGGTCTTGCAATTGATTGTTGATTTCTAACAAATGTGTCATATTGATCATATGAAACAATAGAAACAGGATAAGAAACATTATCACTCGGGCTGTAATGAACAGTTACCCAATCAAGTTCAACAAGTGGATTATTAACAATATCAGAAGTACTACTTGTTGATATATCGTAAGTATCTTTTGAGATAATCATCGTAAATTCTAAAGTTTTAAAGAACGGTATATAAACTCCATTTACCTGAAAATAATCTAAAAGTTCATTCAAATAATAAATAGCACTATTGATTTCTTCTCCGCTAGGAATTTTATACGGAGAATAAGCCCCAATCGTTGCAAAAGAACTAATTACTAAATCATTTACAGTAATATCAACACTCATGAATCTACACCAATTTTGTTGTTATCAACCTTTTTTGACTTCCTACCAACTTTTTTATTTATAGGACAATCCGCATCTAAAATAATTGTCTTTACATCATGATTGCTAATCAAATCAGGGGTGGGAAACCATTCTACATAATCCAATTCCTGAATATATATATCATCAGCCACGCACTTTTTTAATCCGCTTTCTTTAAAAGTTTTGTGATACATAACATTTAACATAAATCACCTTTAATAAGGATGGGCACATTTTGTACCCATCCTACAATATAGTTATTAAGTAATAACACGGAAAGTATGTGAAGGAATCCATAAATAACCACAAAGAATATCAATACGTAAAACGTTTTTATTGTTTAAAATCTCTGCTGATTTTGAAACACGCATTGACAATCCAGTTTCAGGATCTTTGAAGGTATATGATTCTTCCACATCGAACTTTGCCAATGGAGGAGTAACAAAATATAAAGATTCATTGGTATAAGCAATGTTTGCTTTATGTGTTTCTGGTCGAAAAACTGTTGCCCCATTTGGGATTTCATTTGTTGCAACAGCTGGCGAATTAACAATATTCTGATTAGGATTTGTAGAATCACCAATAATTGTTGGAGAGACCAAAATAGTACAAGCACCACCAGCAGTACTATCAGCATCTGCAGTTATAACAAATTGCATTTTGTGGCCAGCATTGTTTTTAGCTATAGGATCAACCTTAAATACATCAGAAATTGAAATCACATCCCCTGCTTTAAATATTCCTGTAATTGAAGCAGTTAATCCACTAAGGACTATTGTATTACCACTTGTTACAGCACCATTTACAACAGGAGTTCCTATCGAAGCAGCAGGATAAGCTGCGTGTGTTGCAATTAATTGTTCTGAGTACATCTCAAAAGTAGATAATTTACCCATTCTTGAACCAATACTTATTTCTTCATTCAATGTTGTATTGAATGAATTTTGTAATGATGATTTTAGTTTTGAAGAATTGCCAGGAGTTAACGCCATATAACGATTAGCCATAGGGATAGCCAGTTCGTCCATTTGTGCACTTATAGTATCAACTGCAGCAAAAGTACTGATTTCTGTACCAACTACACCATCCCAGTTATAAGTAACCAATGCCGCATTGGCTGCAATATCCTTATTGATTTCAGCTACTAAAGAATCAACGCCAGGATAAAAAACTCGATCCATCCATGTATTCATTCTTAATTTTGTTGATAAATCATCAGTAGTATAAGTAACTGGGTAACTATATAGTTGTTGCAAAGTCAATGGCAAAGATGTTTCAACGATATCAACTGCAGTAACAGTATTTCCACGTTGAACTTTACCAAAGTTTTTTAATCTAAGATTTACAGTATTTCCTGGATCATATGTTTTATCAATAAACATTCCATCGTAAGCATGGTTAGCTGTTCCGAAAAATGTATTGTTTAATCTGAAATGAGCAACAGCGCTTTTAGATAAAAGTTCACTGTTAATATAAGTATTAGCCATTTTTAGCTCCTATAAAAAATATTAATAATTTTTTATGATGCTAAATAGTTATTCTAAGTTATTTAACACCATACTGTCTTTTCTGTTCTTCTCTTTTGCGCTTTAAGATAGATTCAAAACTATCATCATTCGCAATTGAAGCGGTCGGTTTTACAGGAGATATCGGCTTTGGGGCGTTAGACTTAAGCTTTTGCTGAATTTTATTTTCTTCGGCAAATTCTAAGCGGTGCATTGCTCTAATTTGTTGAGAAACAGGCAGTTTAGAAATTTCTTTAATTTTATCTGGATTGTTTTTCCAAGTATTATAAAAAATCTCTACACCAGTAGGTGAAACTACCATGGTTTCTACCATAGTTTGAGATAAATACGGTTTTGCTTCATCAACAACATCCTCGTAATCAACATATTTATCTCTAGCCTCATTTACTTTGTCATTAAATGATCTAAATTGATTTTGTAACTCATACTGTTGTTTTTGAATAATTTCTGCTTGCTTTATTTGCTGCAACTTTTTAACAACCTTGCCATCGACACTTTCTTCGTCAACATAAGAACCAGTAAACGGGTCTACTATCTGCCCTTGTGTTAATTGCTGAACGTCTTGCTGCAATGGTTGATAAATAGTAGCAACCTGTTGCTTTAACTCAGAAATTTCACGCTCTTTATCTTTTAATCGCCTATTTGTCTGTCTATCTTTTTGCGCTAATCGCTTTTTTACCCAATCTAGTGCCTCATGATTTTTAGTCTGTTCATCTTTGCTATCAGAATTTTCCTCTTGACCTTCATCTTGTTGATCTGTTTCATTCGAAGCTTCTTCATTTTCGTTAGAAGATGATTCTTCTTCTGTAGTTACTTCTTCAACAGACTCATTGTCTTGCTGTACTTCTTCTTTCGCAACGATTTCTTCATTCTCAGACATAAAGCTCCTGCTATACATTAATAGGCGTATATAACCTCATGTGAAATTACATGGTTAATTTAAGATTATTATATAAAAAATAAGATTAATTGCAAGACTTATCCACAACTTATTAACAACTTATCCACAGAGTTATCCACATGCAAAAAATAAAAGATTATTGCGCGTATTTCTGATATGCAGTTGCGTGTTTTCGATACGCGATATTTTTCTTGGGAAGTTAGTTGGGAAGTTAGTTGGGAAGTTGGGAAGCTAGTTGGGAAGCTACTATATTGCTATTTTTAACTGTTTTGAAAATTATTTTTAACCGTGTCGAATTAGATACGGTTAGTTTTTATGAACAGGAAAACGATAAAAATATCAGATATCAATATAATCCCTGTAACATTGTGTATGATAATAAATAATTTTTCTGACATAAGTTTTAGTTATTAATGAAAAACTAATAACATTCATAACTTGTTCTATTTTTATTTGTGCTTTAAATCTATCATTTTTATTAAATCTAAAATTTTTAAATCCTTGAAAGTCAAGTATCAAGTAATATTTTGTAGCACCATCATTAACCAATAATTCATTTCCGTTTTTCAATTTTTTACTTTTAATAATAAAATATTTTTCTGTCATAACAGAAACAAGCGGCTTTAAATTGTTCGGATATTCTACAGTTGGCATATTTGTATTACTTGTAATGTCAAAATATAATGATATTATTTAGTCGCGATTGTATGGCGTAGTGAGTTGTCACGCGCCATATTATCATATTTTATTCTTCGAGATTTAAAATATCTCTCATCGCCTTATTTTCTCTTTCAAGTTTTGCATTATCAGTTTTTATAACTTCTTGTTGATATTGAAGACTTGCTTTCCCAACCTCTGCCGATGCTTTGATCTTATCTGCCTGATCCTTAGAAAAGTCTTTTTTCAAGTCAGCCTGAGCTTTAATCATTCTTGATTGAGCAGACATCAAACTAGCATCTGCTTTTTTATTTTCTGATTGTGCCATACTCTTCATTAACACAGCTTGTGGATCTTCTTTTGGCGGAGGTGGCTCTTTCCCCTGTTCTTTCATAGCAATTTGCGGTATTAAATACTCGCGAGCGCGTTCAACAATCTTAGGAGTATTACTTAATTCTAAGTTTTCAGCAGCCAAATCGGGTATGATATTACCAAATGCAGGAATACGCGCGATTAAATCCATTAATTGAGAGTAAGCTTCAGACTTCTGCATGGCAAAAGAACTTCCTCCTGTTATATCGATCTCATAATCTTTTCTTTCAATTCTATTTTCGTATTTATCTTTTTCTACCTGTTTGTTTATCTCAATAGTTTTCTTACCGACCCCATCTTTATTAATGACAACATTTCTATATGTATCATAAATTGTAGGTATTAAATCTAAAATAATACGGCCAACTTGATTTTGAGAACGTAATAAATTATCTGGGTAAACAAGAGCAGTAACATTCCCTTGTTTGACTCTATTCGCTATAGCTACACCGCTAACTTCATTTCCTTTAGCCCCAACATTTGACTCATATCTTCCAAGTATTGTATATAAGTCATACTCAGCCCTTTGATACTGCTGTAATAATGTTTGAGGTATTTCTAACGGCTGTATGGCTATCGGCGGTTGATTTGTCCGTGTATCAGGATCATATAATAAAGCTAGATTATCATTATCAACCCCTTTCCAGGCATTTTGATGATTTTCTACGTTTGCAGTAGTGGCAAGAAACCTTTCTTTTCTACCGCCTTTTATATAACTAATTGTTTCAGTTGCACAATAGTTTATAAACTTTTGAGTATCAACTGCAAATTGTATAAACGGGCGAACAAATTGTTCACCTCCGACGTGATAACTGTCACCATCAACAAATACTAGCGGTAAGAACTTAGATGGCCACTCGTCTTCTTCTAAGATCTCATTTCGTGTAAGTCTACAATGTTTGATTTCACAATAAGATGTTGTTCTTTCATCTACAATTTTAATTTTATCTAATCCATTTGTTAGATTTATTCTTTGCCCCTGGGCTTCTGCAAGCATTTCAGCTTGCTGCATCATCTTAAGCCGTTTGTTTCTATCTCTTAATATTTTATCGACTTCATCTTTATCAACAGTATCTCCATCATTAAGCTTACATATCTTTTTTTTCTTCCATTCTTTATAATAATGATCAGCAATACATACAGTGTTTTCATCTATCCATTCTATTTTACTATCTCTATCAGTCATACATACGCTTTTTATATCCGCCACATCAATATTAGGATATTTTTCTTTGAATTCATTCTTAGATATTCTTGATATTATCCCGCAATATTCGCCATCTGATTTGTCTAATTCTTTAGCAGATGGGTCGAAATAACAACATTCAGGTTCATCTATCGCTAAAAGCTTTATTTCTTGATCGAATGAGTTTTCGTTTCTATATTCTGTATAGACAAGTATTGCGCCATATCCAACAATTAACTGATTTTTGTAAGCAGTTTCGTAGACAACATCTGATTTTGATCCGTAGGCAACAGACTTGACAATATCCTCTACCAGCTCAATTTCTTTACTTACCGCCTCATCATCTTCATTATAATAAGCTGGTATTACTTTTAAATTTGGTGAAACTTGTCTATTCTCACCAATTAATTGCATAACAAACGCATACAATTTATTTACAACCATTGGTACTTTGTTATGCGTAGCATAATAAGCTTGTGCTTTATCATCCCACTGATCGCCCATTAAAAATACTTTAAGCTCGCGGCCCCTTTCATTATTTTCACGAAAATAAGAAAACCAGTCTTTTATTTGATCTATTTTTTTATCAAGTTCAGATTTATTATCATAATCGTACATTTTTTTGTCCCTTCTCAATTGAAGACTCTAACAACTTCCAAAAAGAATTGTTAGATTCTTCATCAGTTTGCTTTAAAATTCCATTCTCACAAATTCCCTGCGCAGCAAAAAATAATTTAGCGTGCTTTCTCTCTTCCTCTGATAATTCTTTATTATTTAAATGATTTATAGCTCTTTCGACATAATTTTTTCTAAATTGCTTATACTTTTTCCTTTCATTATTTGCAAATTTTTTCATTTTATCTATTACATCGTCTGATGGCTTTGTGTCAAAGTGATAAGCAAGAAAACAATCATCAGATAACACACTAAAACCAGTATCACTAGCTGTTCTAATCGCCATTATTTTTTTGTCAAAACGTTTTTTTTCTATTTCTCTAATTTTTCCTTTCGGCTCAACATTAAATACTTCAAAAAATAAGCCATCATCTGAAAATATAGGATATTTTCCATCGTAAAAATCATCCTCTCGACATATCCTTGAACAAATTTCACCATTGTGAATTTCTTCGGTCATTATTTCCTCCTATTTTTAACACCATTGCGGGGCTTGTTCGTAAAAACTATCATCTATTTTACTACTCAATCTATCATTAAAACAGTAATTTAAACATACATATTGTAAGCAATCTTGTATATCAGAATAAGGATGTGTCTTGTCTGGTACATCATGATACTTTTCTTCATTCAAAACACGTACCCTTTTGTAATTATATCGCCCCAAAAACCCTTTCCTTAATGTCGGGCATCCTTCCTTTGATATAATTAATGCGGGCTTGCCATCTATTAACTTTGATAAATACTGATTTACTGCGTCAATACGGCGTTGTATATCATTAGTTAATGCTTTTGTTGTATGGATACCGCATTCGTCAAGAACCTGCATACATGAGACACCGGTAGAATCACTTTTTCTATCGCTTGGATCGCCAACAGAGATATAATCAAAATCTTTATAATATGATATAAGATAAGGGTATACGGTATTTTCTGCTAGTTCACGTACAGACAAATAAGATGTACAGAATTCCTTTAATACTTTAATTTGTCCATTTTTACAACGTTGCGCAATAATACATGCAGGGGTAAGCCCGAAATCCCAGCCTAACAAAAGTTGTTCGTTATGCTCTGATTCTATATTTGATATTGTGTGTAAGTCATCATTGTAATTTTCATATACCTTACGACCTAAAATAACAGTACCATACTCGCCCATACAATAAACACGTACAAATTCCTTGGTTTCACCACGCGCCATATCGACATAGTAGTTTGTTGGTAAATGGTCGATGTTATCGGCATCTTTGTTTGTAATATATTTGCCGCTTTCATCTTCGAATAATGCCGCGGGTTGCTTGAAAATATGATATCCGAGCGGCCTATCAACTTCAAACATCTTATAGATCCATCCGTCAGCGTCAGGCGGGTTTGTATCTGCAATTATACCAGACCAATACGGTTTATCAATCATCATATCACTAGGAAATCGACCGAGACGTGATTTAATATGTGATAAAATAGCTTGGGGTAATTCACTAAGTTCGTTTAAGTAAGCCCCTGTTATTTCTAGTGATTTTATTTTCTTTATATCATCGATACGATCAAGGGCAAGGAACAATAACTCAAGCTCTACTCGCCCCTTCCCATCATTAAATACATGCTTCACGCTTAGTACAGGCTTCTTATGACTTACTACTGTTCCAAGATCACCGAACCAATGTAGCCAGGTTTGCAATGTTGTTGTCTCAAGCTCTCCGCTTGTATTACGAACTATCACCCACTTTGAGCGTCTTATATTATCGAAGCATGTCGGCATAGTACACGCGCGTAATACTATCTCTGCGCACATACCAGAGCTTTTGCCTGATCCATACGCGCCCATAACAAGCCTAATAAAGTCATTGTTTGAGTGCATTGATTTAAATGTATTGGTGGCAATATATCTTTTGTTGTCTATAGATATATTGTAATCTTCTGAGATGATAATATTTTGCTGATTTGATTTATTGATATTTTGTTCTATTTTTTTAAGATCGCTGAGTATTTTTAGTTTGTTCATTGCTTTAAAATTTATCGTTATAAAAGAATCACGATAATAATGATAATAAAATTACTCTCAAGGATAATAAAATTGTTATATTGTTTAATTTTTTATTCATGCTCCTTCATTTTCATCAACTTTATTTAATTTGTCTAATTTTTCCAGTATTTCTTTATTTGTTCCTTCTTTTTCTTCTATGCTTGATTTTACCCCAAGCATGTCAAGCCAGTTTTTCGCGCACCCTTCAGATATTTCACCATTCTGCGCCATGTCATGTATAGACCGTGCTGCTGCAATGTTATTGTCGTTTGGTAATTCGTCTGGTAATGCTCGTGCTGGTATTTCCCAGAACATCCCCCCTGTTCTCCCAAGTAATTCCAGCGCTTTTAATGATGCCGCCTCGCCAGAATGATTTACTACAACTTTTAATAATTCAGCAACAATGAACTGTTTATTTACATCTGTTTTTTCTGCAATTTCATTTCGTCGACGCTCTACATAAGCCTGTACCAGGGGAGAGCGGAATATACGTCGTATCTCTTCATGTATAACATTATGTTTAACTCTTTTATTATGTCTGTATGTTGCGAGATAAGCTTCGTATTTATTTCCTATATCCAAATACTTTTCTAAAAAATTAACTTGTTTTTGTGTTAAAAAAGCTGTTTCTTTCCCGAACTTTTCGCCTTTTTTCAGTCCCATTTTTTACCTTTTCATAAAGTTTTTAATAAAAAAAAGATTTTAACCACTCTTTTATTTTTTTTTTAAT